ATGATAAAAGGACTTTGTCCGACATGTGGCGGGCAACGAAATTGCACTGTGCATGGACATCTCCTCGTTGCATGGGAAGATGATGTTCATCCTGTATACGGAACATATGATCATCACTTACTTCAATGTAACGGATGCTCTACCGTATTTTACCATTTGAATGAACACTTTAGTGAACATACTACTCATGACTACATAAATGGTGAAATCAAAGAGACGCCTATAGACATGATCACTACCTACCCAGCTTTTGATCACATACCAACTCCTTCATGGGTGCCAAAACTCGAATCAGTAGATTTTCAGCTATTTCAGATTTTCAACGAAATGTATTCTGCTTATAAGTCTGGCCATCTAATACTTGCTTCTATCGGACTTAGGACAATTTTTGACCGGACGACAGAAATCCTTCAAATTCATCCTGGTTTGTACCTTGACGAAAAAATAAAACAACTCAAGGGTGAAGGTTTTATTGGGGATACTGAAGCCAGTATTTTGTCGACTGTAGTTGATGCAGGTAATGCCGCGGCTCATCGAGGTTGGAGCCCTATGAAAAGGGAATTCGATGAATTGCTAAACTCGATCGAACAGTTTGTTCAACGAACAGTCTTAAGTGTTAAAACAACTACACATATCGTTGAGAGGATACCTCCTCGCGTGAAAAGACCAAAAAAATAACGCTCCGTCATGGGGTGTCGGGGGTCGGAGGTTCAAATCCTCTCGTGCCGACCAATAAATTCAATGAAACCAGCCTCTTGTGGCTGGTTTTTTTGTGCCTGAAATTTGTACGGGGAAGAGTTGGGGAATAATGGGGGAATAACTACCGATATTTTTGCCATTTTTTAACGGGAAAATGACGTGGGGTTCAACTCCCGCCAGCTCCACCAATCATGATTGGACAGTGATAGGACATCACTAGCAATAACAGGAAGTTAGCAGTCTCAGCAGGACACCGACCAGACGGTGAGGGGACAAAAAAGGATACGTAAAGGAGCCGCGGCTCCTAAGCGATAAAAAAGCCCGCTGATGCGGGTTTTTTTATGTCTCAACCATGCCACATCAAACAATTTCCCTGTCATTGCTTGTCCTGTTCAGCGTATGTGTCAGAACTCCATGTACTGTTACATCGTCCAGAGCCTCCCCCTCTATCGCATCGCCATCTTCGGTTATCAGAGCTGCACCATGCAGTTTCACGAACTGATTTCTGCCATCCATGGTACCAGCAGCGTGTCGCCATTTCCCGCTCTTATGGCAACGTTAATGACGGCCCACCCACACGACGTTTCTATCACCCGGCAGTTGCCGTCAATGCCACACACAGAATCGATAGTCAGTCGTTCTTCAACAAAGTCAGTAGCTGGCGAAACAAACCCCATCAGAAGACCCTCCCCATGTTACGTAAGATCCAGTAACGGTTTTCACTTTCGTCAGTAGTCTTATCAGCGAAGTCTGGCTGATAACTCTCAATCCACTGGTTTGCATCGGTCTGGGTAAAGTGCCAATTCTTTTCGCGCAACTTCGCGATGAAGCTGTCTGTTCTGAGATAGCGGTAACCCTTGGGATTTAGCTGTATGGCCTCAATGAATGCGGCCCGTATCTCATATTTACGTGGCATGAGTTGCACCCTCATTCAGTTATTGACTGTATGCATATACAGTAGTATTTTTGAGACCACAGATCAAGCCAAGGCTATTTTCACGTTCTAAGGAAAAGTTATGTTTGTTGAACTCGTTTATGACAAAAGAAATTTTGATGGTTTGCCTGGTGCCAAAGACATCATTCATGGCGAATTAAGCAAAAGAGTGCACCGTATTTTTCCAGATGCAGAGGTTCGGGTTAAACCGATGATGACGCTGCCGGCAATCAATACTGATGCCAGCAAACATGAGAAAGAGCAGATCAGCAGGGTCGTGCAGGAGATGTTTGAAGAAGCTGATATGTGGCTCGAAGTTTAGTCTTCATTCGATGACCTTCAATACCAGCCACCTGCTTTCTGTTTGTAGGACACTCAGCAAAATCCTCAGGAAGCACGCCCCTGTAACTTAAAGACGGCGCAGGTGGTGGAACGGGTATACTTCAGGTTGAAGGGGAGAGGTCATCAATATCTAAATACTCTCCATTGCCCCCAGCGATTTTGTCAGATACACTCAAATACACTTTCTCATTCAACCATAAAAAATGACTTTAAAATATTATTTAAAATATTGCCTTTGGGGTTTAGTTGGCTGTGGTTATCTTGTTTACGTAATTTTAACAGACTTACGTGATGGGAAAATTTTCCCTGCTTACGCACCTTATATGCCTTACATTGCTTCCTACCTAGCCATAGGCGCAGTGATCCTCCCTTTTGCTTTTTATGTTTCAGAAAAATTAGCATTAAAGATAATGAAAAAGGAAACTTGGGACAATTATTTCGGTGCAGATAGCCCATCTTGGGGTGCGTTTATTTTTGTATATATGTTTTGCATATTATTATCAGCCCCATTATTCCTTCTTTATCCAGCAGTTAATAAAAATCGCGCAGGTAATTAAATACCAAGGTGAGCGCTCATACCTCTCGAGCCAAAATATGTTCGGTTCTTTTAGTCAAAGCATAACCATAGCATCAACACTGGTCCCTTCAGGGACCAGAATCACAGCACTTGTAGTGATAAAAGTTGCCGCAGACTGCCAGGCAACGTTACAGCCTGCGGCAAATAATTAATGGCCGTTATTCTGGTTGTGAATCAGGATTATCAATTGAGGCTGCCGACACTTTTGTTTTCCAGATGCTGTCCTCAGGCATATCAAGGCGCACATCGATCCAGCTGTTCAGCGGAACATCGATTGGAACGCCCTTCGTTTTCACCATTTCTCCATCTTCGCTTAAGATATATTTGCGCTTAAACAGGCGAATGGTCAGAATCCCATCATCCCCTTTCGCGGCTTCGACAATACCGAGCTCCCCCATCCCTCCCGGGTCCATCGGCGGTAGAAGTTGCCAGCCAGATGATGCAAGTCCAGCAGAGCCAGTCAACGTATAAACACCGACATCGATGCGGCTTACGACAATACCCTCAGCCTCTTCGTTCGCCGTGGCGCAACCACACCAGGAGAAACCGTCTTCGGCTACATCAGTTCGCTGATTTTCTTCCTGGGACTTCACAATACGCACGACAGGTGATGCAGCCTTAAGCGTGCCGTCACTGGCTTTGGTTGTGTTACCTGAGGTATAGAATTCAACCCATGACCCAAACGTTCCGTTTTGAATCGCTCGAAGAAATGCTCTGGTACCCGAATCTGTGGTGGCAAATTGGGTCCGGTAAAGAGCATTGTTTCCGGGCATCTGAATGACACCAAACCCTCCAGTCAACCCTCCCGGACTTCCCCAGTTAGTTCCAGAGGAACCGTAGAAGCCAACCGCGCCAGCTGATCCTATTGCAGTCTGGATATCTGGACAACAAACCGCCTGTTGCGGCCCGCCTGAACGTCCACGGTTGCTGTAAGGAACAGCACGCCGTCCGGGACCGAGCGTTTTGGCACGTCTTCAGCACGTTGCTCCAGCAACTCACTTTTGCGTTGCTCTATGCTGGCGCGGGGTAAATAAGGTCGGCCAAAGTCGGTATTGATAACCGTCTTCAGGGTTTCCTCACTGCGGGTGGTTTCATATTCCTGCTCTGCTGTCAGGAATTTGTAGATAAGCTGAGCCCAGGTCTGGTAAGCAGCTGCCGGGCCTTCCATCCAGAACGAAGCAATACGTGAGCGGCGACCATCACCCTGAATATTGCCGCTGCTGTCAATATGCTGGCCATCACGTAACCAGACGCCCTTCATGTTCAGGGCGCGCTTCATGTCCGGGGTGACCCGGCCTTTACATGCAGGGCACTGGAGGTATGCCGCTTCACTCGCCAGAACCGGATCATTGCTATCGCGGTAGCCAGCCATATTGTCCATTTCCGGCTGGAAGTATTCGCCGCAATGTGGGCAGGGCCAGTAAAGCCGGCGGCGATCGCCCCGGTTGTACAGCGATAAAATACCCGTGGTCGGCGGTGCTTCATGTGGCGTAGTCCGGCGCCATTTGGTATCCCTGATATCCCGGCCAGGAGAACTCTCCACCAGCGTCATGCCAGATGACATAAATGTGGTGGTTCGTTTTGAAGCCAGTGAGTAAGCGTCCCCTTCCCCGTCGATGTCCTCCGGGAAACGGTCATAATCCGTCAGCGCAACGCTTTTATAGTCGGAAGAGGACATGATATTTACTGATGGCCAGCCCAGTTTGAGATAGTTGCCGGCGCGGAAAGTCCGATCATAAACGTTGTTGTCATTACGCCGGGGGCTGAGTCGGGTTTTTACTTCTGGGCTGGAGCGGAAGGTACGATCAAGGCGTTTTTTGGAATGCTCGCGCGCCTTCTCTTCGGATACCTGAATAACGAGCATATCGGCGGGATCGCAAACGATATTGTAGACAATCCAGCCATCAATCAGGCCAATGGTTTTACCGGTTCGCGCCGGACCAACAAACACAACCGCATCATATTCGCGTGATGCCAGGCAGTTCATTGGCTCAATAACGTAAGGTGCCAGGTTCGGGTCCCACGGAACGGAGTTCCCCGCTCCCATTGGTACTCGCATGTAATCTTTCACCGCGTCGGCAACTAACATTCGACGTGGAGCGCGTAATATACCGGAAACATCACGACGAATGCCCCTGGCTGATGCCCGCTTTGCCATCAGTCCTCCTCCTGGTCGTCCTCCTCTTCTTCGGCATCCAGTACTTTCTGGGCCATCTGATCTCGTAAATCATCTATCACGCTCTGTACACGGCTAACTGCTGCGGGCGTAAGTGCGCAGTCGCGTTCAAGTACATCAGGAAGGGTTTCAAGCACCATGACAATGGCCTTTGCCATCAGAGAAAATTCACGAGCAACTTCATCTGCCGGGATGAGTTGCCCGGTTTCCTGCTCGAACTTTATCCGTTCATTCTCCGCTTTCCAGTGGGCCAGGCGGTCAGACGGAGTCATCTCTTCGAGCTCTCCTGAGACAGTCGGTACCATCAGTTCGGTGAGAATGTCTGTTATCTGGAACAGTTTTAATTTGGCGTTACTGCCTGGTGCCGGCTCAACATTTTTCAGCCTGGCGGCGACTGTCTGCCGGTGAACACCTGTTATTCCGGCCAGCTGATTTATGTTCAGCTTAAAAGAAGCGATTTCCTGGTCCATGATGGTGAACACTTTTTAAACGATTCGACATCTTTTGAAAATGGCCTCTAATTAAATCAAAGACCTGCATAAAATGATGATGATGACCCTAGATCGCAAAAACTATGCGTTTTCCGCGCACCGGCCGCCCCGTGGCAGGCCACCCCTCCGGGAGGACCCACAAATGATAATGGTTATCACTTGCGTCATTTCGCATTCAATCCAAGCCATTTAGACGTCTAAACGTCCATTCATTATCGATGTGAGATGACTGACCAGATAGCGCCTCCCGGCCTCATCGCGTTGCGGAGAGCCTTGCCCACTGCGTCATCCACTGCCTGTTGCAGGTCAGAGGCTGATGCTGCCTGAAGGGATGTGAACAGATCACTTTCACGTACAGCCTTGAGAACCAGTTCTTGCATCTCGTCGGTTAGCCGCGTCTTGGTGGCTGTGCCTGTCGCTGAAGCAATTGAACTGATTGGTTCAGCGGTGGCATTATTGCCATCAGCGGGATTAGATCCATCATGACTAATTGCCCCAGGGAAACCACCAAAAGCCAGACCACCATTGAAGGCCGTCTCTTCATTATTGCTGGCTGATTGAGCGGCTTCATTCACCTTAAAGCGGTCAGCCACAAACACGACCTTGCGCTGGTCACCTTCAATGCAGACGGCCATGCAAGCAACGTGCAGTTTGCCGCCGTGGTTCACGTTCATCTTTACGCTATAGTTGGCAGACACTGCGGCATCACCAATCATCGTATCGGTAATATGCACCTGACAGTGAATCGGCGTTCCGTTTATCAACTTTTCAAATGCTTTGCTGCTGCGAATCTCTTCACAAATTTCATCGAGCGCCTTTTGAGCGCATTCAAGCTCAACCCCGAGCGGGGAGTAGTATTCCTGCTTCACCGTCTCACCAAAGCGCGTATTGACCAGGTGCTTAATAGCAAACTCCTGCCCTTCAGCAGTCAGAAACGTAAAATGATTTACCTTCCCATAGGCTGTTGCTGTGTGTCGGGTTTCAGCCAACCCCAGCTCGCGAAGCTGTGCTGCACCAGATTTAGATGGCAGCTCGCCACTTTGCAGCGCACCACGGAAAAACAGCGCATACAAAACATCTGTCGCTCGGCCGGTTAAATTAATGATTTTCTCTGCCATGATTTTTTCCTTTTAGACGTGAGCCTGTCGCACGGCAAAGCCGCCGAAAGTTAACGGTTTGCCCAGGCTCACAGCTGAAAGACTTTCTTTGATGTGCGCGTGCGATGCGCATAAAAAAAACCCGCCGAAGCGGGTTTGGTCATTCCTTCTTACGATCGCTGGGTAAACTCTCGGCTCTCTTTCTCATCTTGTACTCTGTTTCTGACAAGAATTCGCTAGGATCATTATTAAACCCACAGCTCTCACAAATATAATCCGCAGTCCAACCGCCCCTTTGCTTATCCCTTACAACATCATTAGACCCACATTCTGGACAATATTTCATCATGCCTCCGAATCCACTCACCGATAATGAGGGTAACTTAGCATTATCACAGGCACTCATTGAATACCTGCTGTAATACCTATCCCTTCTAAGGGATATTCAGTACTTTATCCCTTGGAAGGGATATTCAGTACTTTATCCCTTGGAAGGGATAACCAATAACTCAACTTACGACGGAGTGGCGAAACGGTGTTAAAGACCGGAGTAAGTTATCGAGACGTGAGGCGTCAAGTTTTCTTTTTTAATAGTAAGCAGTTCAGATATTCGCTCCTGAATTTTTACATCACCATCTACATCTAAAAGCCACTCCTCCACAGCCCGGTAGACATCATTAACGAAGGTATCAATTTGCAGTTGAGTTCCATATTCGTCAGAATGCATATGAATATCGATGCCAGGAATTGGAGGTGTGAAATACCATTTGTTTTTCATCCCGTTGAGATTTCCAGCATGGAGACATGAACACCGCATCTTCCAACAATCTTGTGCCGTAAATCTTGGCCCAAAGTTGACCGGGAATTCTTTCAATTGCCTAGTTCTTTGCTCCTTTGTCATTTCAATATAAGGCAGTCCAGGAGTTCTCTGAGGTGGCTCTAGTTCCCATGGCGAAATCACACTATAAAGTTCGTAGAGATTTTCTGGCGCATAAATCTTTCTTAGGTATCGATTGAACCAACTCTTGTAAAATTTCCCTATCTCTCCATTAGCCATATCGGGAGTTTCTAACTTTGCACATATATCTGGCATTGCTAACGCCAGAAAAAGCGCTGCAAACCAGTTTTCATCCGTGACTGCTTTTCTCATTGATTCCAAGTACTGCTGCATATAGGGCCCATCCTCACGAAACCATTCAATGCTTCATTCTTCATGGAATAGATTTGCCAGCAATACTTAACGTACGCCACTTTGATGCATATCACATATGATTATGAGCACAGTTTTTTGACCACGCCTTGTTGTGCACCAGTATGTCTTTCTTCGTCTGGCGGTTCATAACGTCGATGTCGTGATCGGTCAGGTAGATTGGCTTTACCCAGTCACAGGCAGTATCAACCACCACCGGGACGCTTCCACGTGTCACGCAGCTCGCGATCAACATCGTCATCAGGCATACGGTTAACAGTCTGCTGTACATTGCTTGCCTCTTTCGTTGCTTCTACCCGGCGTTCGGCTACTGCTTCAGTCGCAGCGGCTTTCTCTTCGGTGTTTTGCTTCTGGAATTTTGCTTCTGTTTTAGTCGTTCCAGAGGCATGACCAAAACCGAAAGCTGCGGCGATGGCCCCAAGAACAGCAACAGCCATACCGATAATCATTTCAATACCCATGCTCACCTCACACCAGCACTGATTTTGCCAGGTTAAACAGCACACGGCGTTTATCCAGTCCGTTGTGACCGCCATTGATAAGCAGTGTCACGCGCTCAATATCGCCGGAATGAAGAAGGCAACCATGAGAGACATAGAACCATGCAGCGGAGCGTGCAGCGTACTCGTCACGCTCCAGTAACTCGGGCTGGGTGACAAGGTCCAGTTTCAGAGCCTGTCCACAACTGCGGTAATTGCTCAGACCGGTGATTTGCTTCAGGCCGCGACCGCGATATTTCCAGCCATCACCAGCAACCTGGTTGCCCAGGTTCTTTTTGCCCCACTCACCGCCATACACCAGATTGGCTATCGCCTTCTGATTTGCCGGTTGTGTTGCCGTTCTGCCGAGTGCGGCGGCCTGCTGGTTGGTAATGCGGTGGCTGCCGAAGTTGGGGACCAGGTTTTCCGCCGCATAGTTCAGGCTTTCCACCAGCCGGGTGTACCCGCCTGACTCATGCCCCATCTGAGCGATAAACATGGCCTGATCGAGCGGAGCTGTGATGCCGAACTCCTTCATTGCAGCATCGATACGCGCAAACCAGCGTGCAGCTAACCCGGCGCTTAACCCAGCCGCCTTTTGAAATTGTGATTGGTTCATTAGTGCCTCAGTGCATCAATAAGGCGCGCCACGTTTCCACGAGCCCAGAGCACGGCAGCGCAAATCAGGACGTTCACCAGCACCACAAACCAGTGTGATTCGTGATACAGGCCGAACAGGTAACGGAAAGGGACGCTGGCGTAAACCAGCACCGTGAAATAAGCCATCAGCGATATCAGTGGGCGATGTCTCGCGCCGCCGCGCTGGTAGAACATCAGGACAAGGACGATGACACCGCAAATAACGGCGTTCACCATTGCACTCGGATCACTTGTTACCATTGCTGGCCCCTCCTCCACGTAAGCGAGAGAGAATTCCGAACAGGCTACCCAAATCCTGACTATTAACGAACGTCAGCAGCTTAATGGCCACTGCCGCAACGATTACCGCCCCCAGAGCATCAAGTGGCCTGTCGCTATAACCCGTCCATTTTGAGATGTAAGAACCGAGCAGAGGCGCACCGATAACGCCAAAGATGAATGACGTGATGAAGTAGCCCACCAGCTTAAGACGACTGATGTTTACTGCCGTGGCTACGTAAAACACCGCGCCAGCAAACGCACCAAACACCACACCGTAATCAATGCCGGTAAAAATGCCGAACATACTGGCACCCATAAGACCACCAGCCGTTAACGTAGTGCCAGAAACAGGATCGGACATTTAGCCCCCTCTTATTGCCGTGAGTCCTCTCAGAACGAGGGGAAAGAACCGCAAGATTGCGGGTTGATTGGTTTTTTGTTTTTTGAGTAACGTGAAATACGTTTAAGATGAGTAACGAAGTAACAACCCTTATCACATTACAACAAGTTTCGCGGACCGCGATAAGTTTTTTTTCAATTGCAAATTGTGGTTCAAATCGTGGTTAAAGTTGAAAAAGAAGGAATTCTTAATGCGAAGATTGACATACCTTCCGCCATATTTTGTTAAAAGTTGTTATAAGAAAGATAATGTAACGCATTCTCAAACGCTTAAGATGGGAACGCTACAAGAGTATCGAGACACCATTGATCTGCAAGTTGCTGATGCCCGTGAAGGGCATTATTTTATGAGTTTAGAATTAGAACATGTTCATTTAAACAAAAATTTTTTGGCATACCTCATCAACAACCCAAATAACATCCTCAACGCGCATTTAAAAAGAAAAAGCATTGAGAAGAAAAGTTTTCTTTCAGAAAAAATGATTTACATGGAAATTTTAAATGTACAGTTTGAATGGACTCATAAGAATAGATTCATTTTTTGTTTATCCGGGCTTGATCACATCGAAGAATCAAATCGAATATTTAAATCATATGATGACAAATGGGTCATTACTAGAAATGACATCCAGAGGGCTATAAAATGCATAGGTGAGGATTTCTATGCTGATATTAAAAAAAGGATAATGAATGGAGAGGAAATTTTCGATGAGAACTTTGATATAGATGACCTTGGCATAAACGTTGAGTTAAAAGAAGTCATATACCGAGATCGCATTGGGAGGTTCAACAACCGTGATTTTTACATAGATCCAAAATTCATCTACTCAATACACAAAAACATACCATTCACAAAACCACGTACTTATTCGCATGAAAAAGAATTTAGACTACTGATAGACTTCTATACAAGCAAAGGAACCCTCACCCCTAAAGTAAAATATTTAATAATTACGGCACCAAGAACATCGAATATTATTAAGAAATAGAATAAACCCCAACATAATAAAGTTGGGGTTGCATGTTACCAATCCAAATCCAATTTGGCATCAATAATAGATAGGCAACCTTCTATAAACCCCTCTGCCATCTGGATCTCTATACGTATTAGCTTCTCATCTTTTTTTCGTGCTTTTGCTATCTTCCGCTTCGAGATGCCATAGAGATAGTGTGCAACTAAAAGTGAATGTTCATAAGGTTTTCTTTTTTGGAGCCGAGCCAAACACCCCTCAATAATCAAAGCGTCGTCGTCAGTGCAAGAAAGGCGGGACTTGCCTGTTTGAGGCAGAAGTCCTTTGAAGCCAGCTGCTATGGGTGAGTAATCTACTCCAGAACTATCGCTCGCAGCCCATCCGCCCCAACGATCTAAAACCATCTTGATATCACGCATATTTTCTCCACTGTTCATGCTAATACGCCGATTGCCAGCGCACGATCTAAAAACCGAAACAACAGCGTTAACTGGTCGCCGTGCTTCGCTTCAAATGCCACAGGATCAGCGTGCAACTCATCGTGATGCGCTCTGCACAGCGGTATCACAAACAGGTCGTGCGTTTTTGTTCCCATTCCACCCTGCCCGTGGCCTATCAGGTGATGGGGGTCGTCTGCCGGGTTGTTACAGCAACTGCACTGCTGTGACTTTACCCAGCGGGTGTACTTCTCATTCACCCAGCGGCGGCGCTTTGGCCTCAGCATAAAAGACTCTGGCGTTTCGGGGTCTACCTTCACTGCCACTATCTTCTTTGCTTTCTCCTGGAGGATTTCAGTTGCCGGTAATGTGGGAGTGATATCGCTTTCCCGCATTACCGAGCTGAACGATTCAGGCTTCATCCTGAGGGCTTTAGTCGCCACCGATTCAGGAATAAGGTCAGCAAGATCATTGCGTACCATCCACCAGCAGAACTCTGGAAGCGTCAGGGTGTGGTCAGAGTTAAAACCTAACTCAATATTCACCCTTTCGAGTATCCATTGTACCAGGTTCTGTCTGGCAATTCCTGCCAGCCTTTCAGTGGTTTGCTCACGTAATTGATTATCACAGCCCCAACAAAGGCGGATGCTGCCAGGGGCATGGCGCATGAGCGTGAAGTCACGTGCGTGCCAGTCGTTGATCTCCCACTGGCATTCAAATTTTCGTTCCAGCCAGCTATCAAGCCCATTCAGGCCACCAGCACGCTGAATAACCCTCTCATTTTCAAAAATAGCCTGCATACTGCCATCATCTGTCAGTGGTTGATGTGCTTCCGGGATAAGACCTGATGGCAAATGCTGGATTGCTTCTGATGGCGTCTCAATAACCACCCTTCCCTGACGAAACAGCCAGAGCAGTTCATTGCCAGGGCGGAACAGAACCACCCCGGACATTGGTGCAACTTCAGGTGTCAGTAATGCTCTCACTGTTACCTCAGGCTACGATGTCGATTATTTTAAGAAGCTCCGCAAACTTCGACTCAAAGAAATGAGGCTGAGTTTCTCGTGGGTTTGCAGGGCTGGTGATGTTCTTGCCATACATGCAGCCTTTGGCAGTAAGTGACCAGAACTTTTTAACACCATTCACACCAGAACGACTGTTTCGCTCTTTTTGTTCCACAATCCCAAAGTGGGACATCATGTGATAAACCTGATTGGCGGTGATGCGGATGTTTTTTGCTTTAAGCAAAGCGCTGAGTGATTGAGTAGGACGGCTGGATCCATCCTGCGCACCGGAAGGTGCATCGATGGCGTAATGCGGCATCAGATCTGGAAGACCCGCTACCTGCTGGAGTTTTTGATAAGCACCAAGTTTCGAAGAGTTGGAAAGGTTCAGGGTTCTGGCTGCGGATTCAAGCAGCAATATTCCCGCCTGAACTCTGTCTGAGGTTTGCATGTGTGAGGCGGCATTTTGAACCGCATCAAAAGTTCGTATTACTTTGAGGTTGAACGAGGGGCTATCCGATATGGAACAGGCTGCAGTTATTCAGGAGCTGCATAACGCCTTCAACCAGACCACCAGCGAGATAGCAAAACTGGTCAACAAGTCTGTGGCGACAGTAGAGAAACTGCTTCTCCTGAGCACGGCGAACCATGACGTTCAGCAGGAAGTTAAATCCGGTGCAGTGTCTGTCGATGTCGCGGTTGAGCGCGTTATGGAGTATGGCGAGCAGGCCGGAAAAGTTCTCCAGCACGATAAGGCTGTCGCGGCTGCTCAGGGAAAAACAAAAGTTACCCGCAGTTCTATCGCGCCTGAGCTCAGCGTAAAGAACGCTCGCCGTTTCGTTGAGTTGATGGCTCAGGCCTCGATCAGTTATGAAGGCGTCTTCACTCTTGAAGGTGCTGCTTTGGCCGAAGCGCTGGCCATTATGGACGAGCACAAAGCGATTGCAGAAGCGCGTGAAACGTACCGTCTTTCACAGCCAGTACCTGAAATAGAGGTGGTAGGAAAAACGCTTTACGTGAAACTGGAAGGGATTGAGATCGGCACCGCACAAATATATCGCGGTAAGAACGTCACCATCAATGGGATCGTCACCAGCCAGTCAAAGGCTGTGGCCCACTTCGTTAAGCAGCACAAACTGCAGCAGGAAAATAATCATGACAGCCAATAAACCAATGACCAGCGAACAGCTGGATGAACTGATGACTGTTGCAGTCAACATGCAGCGCGATAGTGAAAAAGCAGATGATCGCCCTTCCGCTATGTTCGCTTATGCAGTTCAGGTTGCTGTTCTGGAACTGCGTAAGGTTCGCAATGATGCTGCGGCGCTGGCTGAAGTGCGGGCTCAGGCTCGAAATGAAGGCATCAACTATGCCGCCAGTCGCCTCGCCGCTGCATTCAACCACGGTTTCGTGGATAAGCCGCTGGCTGAAGTATTCGACGTGGTGCGTATGATTCTGACTGCGAAAGAAGACCTTGCAAATGACCCTATTCCGGCTGCTGACGGATTATCTGGTGAGTACGCAGAAAAGTCTCTCGAAGAGTTCGCAGCCCAGCTTCGCAAAGGAGTGCAGTCATGAGCAAGGTAACTTTCGTTGTTGAGTTTGAGGATGGTAAAGAGCCAGCAGTAAACGCTGGTATGACAATCTTTGGCGGAAAGCTCGCGGCTGTCTCATGGAGCGATGCGCTGGAAGAAAAAGCATTCTCCGTGCATCAATGCCTTCCATCACCCAATGACACGGTTCTGCTTTTCGATTCAACCGGTGAGGGATGGCTGATTGGTTGGCGTTCAATGTGGATGACCTTCGGGCAGAAAGAGACTGGAAGTTGGCAATGGACTTTCCAGAACGGTGATATCAATATCGACGATGTTGTTATCACTCACTGGGCTCCAATGCCAGAAGAGCCGGAGGCCGCCCAATGAGCAACATCGACAAACACGCATTACGGTATTTAGCCACAGCGTTAGATGGCGACGATTGGCACGCTGAAGGAAACAGCGTTTACGGCGGTCGCTACGATGTTGGTGACAGCGTTTGCTATGACCTCGTCGCTAGCTGCGAATCAGTTGACGGGGAAAGTCCTCTCGCTGACTTCATCGCCGCAGCTAACCCCGCCGTCGTGCTGGAGCTGCTGGATGAGCTGGAATCCGCAGAGAAGCGGATTGCTGAGTTGGAAACAATCTGCGCCGAGTCTTATCAGGTGGTCAGTGCGCTAGCAGATGCCGCTGGTGTTTTTGAAACGTCTGAGGCTGTCAGTAAAGCGCTTGATAACCTTTCTCAGACAAAGCTGACTCACAGCGATGTACTGCCGTTCATTGTTGAAGTGAAGTCAGCCTCTGATACCGGTAAAGGAGAGTGAGCGTGGCTTTAACTCACGACGAACTTTGCCTGATAGCTTGTCGGTTCCTGCAAAACAATGGATTTAAGGTTGCCTTCCATGACCGATTCCGTGCATGGACGCCATATGGCGAGCAAGCTGACGCAATCGGATTTCGCAACGGTGCTAGCTGCCTGATTGAGGCCAAATGTTCTCGTTCTGACCTTCTGGCAGACCGTAAGAAACCGTTCCGGATTGAACCAGAGAAAGGCATGGGAGATTGGCGCTTTATGATTAGCGAGCCGGGAATTGTGAATGTTGAAGACCTTCCTTCCGGTTGGGGCTTGCTTCACGTAATCAAAGGTCGGGTTAAGAAGGTACACGGATGGCCAGGCAACGGACTTTTGGTTAACCGAGATAGCAAGCCGTTTAGGGCCAACAAACAGGCCGAATGCAATTACATGTTTAGCGCGCTCCGCAGAATGGATTTACGTGGCCACCTCAATGAAATTTATGACAGCGTGATAGTCAATAAACCAGAAGGAAGCGCTGCGGTGATTCCGGATGGTCTTCGCTTGGCTCTAAGCAACGCTGGAATAGCAGCTCCGGAGTCAGATGAAATGCTGGCTGCAACCCTTGAGAAGCACATTCAGGCACTGGTTACCTGGGTAAAAGAAAGAAAGCCTTTCCAGCCGGCAGCACCGCAGCAGGAGGTGAAGTGATGGACGTCAAAGCGAAGATTTTGCAGGTGATGCGTGCTCGCGCCGCCCAGGAAGAAAAGGTGCTAGGAGGTAGATACGCTTTCACAATGGCGACATGGAACCTCAGGTTAGCTATGGAAGCAGCATTTCCTGACGAGGAATGGAAGTCGGCAGAATTACGTAAGGTTCTTGCCGAGCTGGCACTGGAAGGTCAAGTATCCAAGGATACCTACCGTAGCCGGATTGGGCAGGCAGTATGGAAGCTTGAGGTGCGTGATGCCTAACCCATTCGACGTGTTGATGTTCGTTCTGCTGGCAATCGGAGCACTTCAGCAAATGGGATGGCTGACATGGTGAGCAAACTCAAACAGCGGCGCTTGCGCCGCCTTAAAGCAGATGCGGCCTGGTGGAAAGCTGAAACGCAGGACTGGAAGCAGGTAGCGATGGACAGCGCCGCAGAAGTTGATCGTCTGCGTAGCCAGGTGATTCATGTAGTGATGCCAATGATGGTGCCACCAGCAATAGTGGAAAACATGAAGGCCAGACGTGTCGATCATGTGATGTGCATTAAATGCAGTGACGGCGCTCGCGGCGGTTGCTCCGCTTGCGCTTACAACGTTCGATAGCCGGGTGCAGCCGGTAGCGGAGAGCTAACTATGGGGCAGCTTGTAAAAATAAGCGATTGGGCATCAGGTCCAAACGGTTTTAAAGAGCCAATCAGTCGAGTGGCTTTACATAAAATCGCCAAGACAAAACAGACCTATCCACCAGCAATTAAGCAGGGTCGTCGTTGGGTAGTGGATGAAGATGCTCGTTTTATCGGTATGGTCGGGAAAGTCGATGTTCCGTCTGGAATATCTGATACAGCCCGCCTGTTAATGGAGAAAGCATTAAATGGCTGCTCGCCCAAGAAAGCATAATATCAACGTACCCAACTTGTATTCCAAATTAGACAAGAGAACACAGAAAGTTTACTGGCAATACCGACACCCATTAACCGGTCAGTTTATCGGATTTGGTACCGATGCGGATGCAGCTAAGCTGGCCGCAACTGAATTAAATCGTCTTCTGGCACAGCAGGAAGCCGACGGATCAGCTCGCGCGTATCGTTTTCGTCGCCTTTCTGAGTGCGTTCCCAGCCCGCGCTGA